AAGAAAAAGCTCCCGCACCCTCAGATGAAGAAAAAGACGCAGAAGCTGCTAGAGATAAAGAGGGTGGCGAGGAAGAAGGAAAAGAAGAAGGATATGGTGTTCAAGCAGAGAACAAAAAACTGCGCAATGCGCTTATAAAACATGGACGCTCTAATCGATCCATGAGTGCTAAGCTCGATGAATACAGGAGTGCAGTAAATTCACTTCGTGGGCAACTTACAGAGATGAATCTATTCAACGCGAAGCTTCTTTATGTTAATAAGCTTCTACAGAATGGAAACGTTTCTTCAGCACAGCGCCGTTCCATAATAGAAGCACTTGATAGCGCGAAGACACTTCGTGAGGTTAAACTTCTCTATAGAAGCTTAACTGAATCTATCGGTGACAGAAAAAGAGGGAGAACGCTGTCTGAGTCGGCAGTCCGGAGAAATCTCGGTTCTGCCTCCCGTACCACCAGGCAAGCTTCAGCGACCGGTAATGAGGTAGCTGAGATTAATAGGTGGGCTAAGCTCGCGGGAATTTCAAAGTAACATAATTCATCAAACTTAGGAGAAAAAAGATGAGTAAAACATTTACCCTAAATCAGTTAACTGAGGGTATCCGTCAACGCCACCTGGGTGCACAAAACAAGCGCCTAGTTGAGAAGTGGTCAAGAACTGGTCTCCTGCGCGGTCTGGATGGACAGCACAGAGAGAACATGTCTAACCTTCTCGAGAACCAGGCTGCTCAAATCCTTAGAGAGGCCAACTCTCTTGGTACAGGAGCTGCAGCTGGTGCTGCTTCAGGTGACATGCAGGGATTCACGAACATTGCATTCCCAATCGTTCGTCGTGTCTTTGGCGGCCTCGTTGCTAATGAGCTGGTTTCAATCCAGCCAATGAGCCTTCCATCAGGACTGCTCTTTTATCTAGACTACACATACGGTTCACGTCGTGGTGGTGATACCAACAACGCTTCTGGCGCTGCTGGTGATGCAGATGCTCAGACCTACGGTCTTGGTCAGTCAATCTACAACAGCCCAGCTGGTAAGGGTGTCCGTTCAGGATCTCTTGCAGTCGGCGGTCAGTATGACCTTGTTGGAGCTGGCTTTTCCAAGGTTCACAAGTCTGTTGTTCTTGACATCGATGCCATTGCAGCTTCAGGTGCTTATGGTAATAATGCAACAGTCATTACTAACAAAGAGCCATGTGTTGCTACAGGATCTGATGGTAAGCTGCTACAGTTCGACCCACAGATCACCAAGCTAATTGAAGAAGATCCGGGTCAGGCAGGAACTGGTCGATTCCAGTTCATTCTTTTTAATCTGAGCAAGTTCCCATCAAGTATTGACCTTACTCAGGCTAAGGAAGTTGGTATATTCACGAAGACCGCTGCTTCAGATGCTGCTGCATCTACAATGAGATTCCGCGCACTTCCTGATACAATTCAGGGCGGAAATAACATTCTAAACGTTCGTCGTTTGAACCAGCTTGGTACATACAACTCTGGAACAGGTATCTTCACTGCAGACCCGTTCGCTAACAGAAGTACAACAAACGGTGTTCTTTTGACAGTTGTCTCAGGTGTTAACGACGGTACACACGGTCGTGTCGCTCCTGACCTTCTGCTTCTAACAGCATCATACGTTGTTTCACCAACACTTGACGTTGATAGCTCCGACGGAGCTGCTCTCACGATTCCATCGTTTGAGTCCAACTTCAGTACATCCTCACCCTCACCGATCATCCCTGAGATCGACATCAAGATCGAGTCAATCGCTGTTACAGCGGTAACCCGTAAGCTCCGTGCTCGCTGGTCACCAGAACTCGCTCAGGACCTGAACGCTTACCACAGCCTTGACGCTGAGGTCGAGCTTACCCAGATCCTCTCCGAGCAGATTGCACTTGAGATCGATAGAGAGATCCTGAATGATCTACTTACAGAGGCACAGGGTGCTAACTACTACTGGTCACGTCTACCTGGTAAGTTCGTTAACAAGAGATCAGGCGCCGAGGCAACTAAGAGCTCTTCACTGGCTTCCGGTCCTCAGTTCACTGGTACAGTTCGCGAATGGTACGAGACACTTGTTGAGACCATCATCGATGTTGCTAACGAGATCCACAGAAAGACACTTCGTGGTTCCGCAAACTTCATCGTCTGTTCACCAGATGTTGCTACAATCTTCGAGGCATCAGTGCTCTACAAGCCAGCCCTTAAGATTGACGGTGACGGACAGGTTGGTGCTCCATTCCAGCTTGGTGCTGCACAGATCGGCTCTCTAAGCAATCGCTTCACAGTCTACAAGGATCCATACTTCCCACGGAACAAGGTCCTCGTTGGCTATAAGGGCGGTAGCTACCTAGAGACAGGATACGTATACGCACCTTACGTACCGCTGATTGTTACTCCTACTATCTTCCAGCCGGAAGACTTCACACCCCGTAAGGGCGTGATGACCCGATACGGCAAGAAGATGGTTCGTGCTGACTTCTACGGTACAGTTACAGTTATGGATATGGACATTATCTAAGATAATACCTAGTCTATACAGACCTGAGGCGGCTCTTTATGAGCCGCCTCTTTTTTTTACCTAAACGGTGGATCCAGCCTACAAGACAATATCTTGTTCCTGTGTCAATCTTGCTAACACAGTGAGAGACAAATGATGGAAAGGCTGTTGCAGATCCCTGACTTCTTATTTCGGGATTGCCCTCCATTGAGGAGATTATGAGGTCTCCTCCGCTGTAATCATTGGGATCACTAAGTTGAATGGTAAATGTTACCTTTCTAGTTGATGTAGTTGCAGTATTTCCAACATCCATGTGCCAGCTCCCGTAATGATCACCGGGAACATATTTCATTATTTGAACCTCCATCCTCTCTGAGATATCAAAGTTCCAAAATTGAACATTGGCTTGATTAATTGCAGCTGACATGTCTGACATAAATCCTGTCATGAAACCTTCGTCAGACGAGAGGTCTATGATTGACGACTTTCTAACTGATTGATCTCTTATAATTTCAGAGTGCCTTCCTATTTTTGTTAAAATCCAATTACTTGAATCCCTATAGGTGTTGATGATTTTTTCACATGTTTCTTTGTCAAATATTTTAAAATTGACTATATCAACAACATGAATATTTTTGTTCATGAGCTTTTCCTCATTTACATTATATCGTATTTTTAATAGTTTTTCACTAATGATTATCTCGCACAAGAACAAGTTTGTCTTCTTTAAGCCGATGAAGGTCGCAGGCTCCAGTGTAGAAGTTGCACTAAGCAAGTACTGTGGAAGTGATGATATTTTAACTGGAACAAATCACCTTGATGAAATATCTTCTGATGAGTATGACTATCCGACAAGGAATAACATCCTTAAGCACACACTAAAGGGAGACGTAGCTCTTTCGGCTCTAAGCCAG